GGTGGCCCGCAGGGTGGCCCGCAGGGTGGCCCGCAGGGTGGCCCGCAGGGTGGCCCGCAGGGTGGCCCGCAGGGTGGCCCGCAGGGCGGCTAGACGTCTAGCAACTAGACGTCTAGTAACCGCCGCGAGATTGCAAAGCTATCCCAAACGATGGGGAAAGGCGGCATTGTGCCGCCGATCATAGAACCACGAACCAGAATTGACGGGGACGACCATGCCCTAGCTCTCAAAGGCTAGAGTGGCGCGTCTAGCTAGGGCAAAGCCCGGCACCGTCTGTATCAGGCGACTAAGGCAGGAAACCTAAAAGGTGCAGGGATGTAGGCCGGAACTAGACGTCTAGTAAGTGATGACGCTAGACGACCGAAGCGAAACGCCCTGGAAATTGCAAAGAACCAGATTCAATGTGAAATCCAGGGCGTGAAGGCTAGTCGAGACCATTAGTTCTCGCCACATTTCCGTACGCGCATCTGTCGCAGGGTGCATCGAATGTCAATCATCAAACATGGCATTCGTTATTCGGTGGCCGGTAGAACCGGACTCTAAAGGAAACCCCAGACTGAAGGGCAATGACAAGCCAGCAGCCCCATAGAAACTGCTGCCAGCGCATAGTGCGCCGCCGAGGGATAGCTGTCCGTGTAATTCGGACTAGTCGCGTCGGGATGACGACGGCGAGCGGGCTAGCACGCGTAGTGGCGCAGGCCAAAACCTGAACCCGCAAAACTTAGGAATCGAACCCTCGCTTAGGCAAGGTTCGATCCCCGCACTCGGCAAGTGCGGGAACCTAAGTACATGGCATTTGTGCAAGTGTCATGTAGTTAGGTAACTAGACGTCTAGTAACCGCTAGTTTGAAAACGAAACACGATTCGGAATCGAGCTCTGGGCCGTAGGCAAGTGCAAGGTTTAGACGCAGTCGAAACGTATTTTGTGTTTCCACAATTAACGAGTGAGAGTTTTTAGAGGCTTTTATATTTTTTCAGATGAACGAAAAAATTCGAGCCTCGTTTGTAACAACCCCCCTGTTTATCTGGGGTTTTGTGTACCGGAAACGAATCTAGACGAGTTTTCGGGCCACTTTTTAGGCCAGTTTGTCGTTTCTCTCGCGCCTTGCTTGCAAGGTGCGTTTCCCGCGTCAATCAACGACGCAAACCGCGCGTGCCTAATTTTTAGGCAGCACTTGTTAGTACGCGCTAACTTTTGGAGATTTCTGCCATGTACACCGTCTTTTACGAGTACAAAAATCAGACCGTCGCGAAGCCCCTCACGAAGTCCCTTGCCCGTGCAATCAACACGGCAAACAAGCTGCCGATGGGCTACGTCAAGGAGTACAGCGGCAAGGTTTGCCACGTTTCGCCGCAGGCGATGCGCCGCGTCGTCCACCTGAATGGCCAGCCCCTCTAACTAGACGTCTAGTTCCAGGACGGGGACGGGGCTGCCGACTTTCCTGCCGACTTTCCTGCCGGCTTTCCTGCCGGCTTTCCTGCCCCCGTCTGCCTCGCCCTGGAATTCCCCGCGTTACTAGTAACAAATGCCTGTGGAGATTGAAATGCGCCTTGCCGCAATTGTCGTGCTCACGCTCGCCTTCATCGTGAGCTTCGCCGCAGCCATCGGCTGTGCGCTTGCCGGGGCCGCCCCTGCTGGTGCCCTGCTGCTGGTGATCTCGATCGTCTCCGGCGCCATCCTGACCAGTGTTTGACGGGCCGTCTGCGCCCTAACTAGACGTCTAGTTTGCGCCCCATCTGGGGCGCTACACACTTGCCACCTGCATCAGGTGGCAAGTGTGTAGTCCACCCATAACCCACTACTTGTGGAGGTTTCAAATGAAGCTGATCCCGCCGAGCATGAACTGGTTCGTCAACGGCATGGCCGCCTATTACGGCAAAGAGCTCGACGAAATCCGCGGCCTGTTCTCCGCGCAGCAGTACCTGCTGCTGGTGCAGGCCTGCGCCGATGGCGAGTCCGTCCTGACCGCGGAGGCGGCCGATATGACCATCCACCTGTTCGAGAAGTGGAAGGCCGAAAGCAAACCGATCGCCGGGTTCAATCGCGATCTGGAGGCGCACGGGGCGACGCAGCACCTGTTCAAACTGAGCCGGCACTTCCACGGTTACGACTGGGTGATCGCGTCCACGATCATCCGGCCGGAAGGTGACTTCGAGACCGTCATCTTCGGCGCGAACGAGAAGGGCGAGCGCCTGGAAAGCCAAGGGCTGTGCTGGCTCAACAGCAGGACGCCGGACATGGGGATGCTCGACGCCGGCTACGACGTCCGCTACTGAACTAGACGTCTAGTTCCAACCCAAGGGCGTTACCAGTAACGCCCACCTTTGGAGATCAGCATGAAAGTGGTGAACGTGAACGGCGAGCGCATGATCGCCATGAGCTACGAGGATGCGGCGCTCATGCACTATGCAACCTGCGCTCTGGTGTACTCGCGTATCGAGGACGAAACCGAGGCGCGGGAAGAACTTTCGACGATGAAGCTCGACCCGGACGTGATTTCGAGCGATATCGAGGAGAAGTGTCGCGAAATCTACTATTTCGAGTGCAAGCTCAACGAGGCGAGGAAGCTGCGCGACGGCTTGCAGGATGCGCTCGACGCGTTCGTCGGTGGCGCCGCCTGAACTAGACGTCTAGTAATCCCCGGCCCGGCACCTTGCCGGGCTTTTGCTTGTGGAGATTCGGAAATGAAAACCAGGTTCTTTGTCGGAACGGGGCTGTCAGCGTTCGCGTTCTCGGTGAGCGCCGGCTCGCATAGCAATGCGCCGCTGGCGCTGGCGCTGCTCATCGTTGCGGTGGCCAGCATCGGCCTCGCCATGTATTTCGAGGAGTGAATCATGAGCGAAATCGAACATCCGCTGCGCACCGCGCTGCGCGAGTTTTGCCTGAACCAGATCGGAAACGACAGCTTGGTCGAAGGTAAGCCGCTGACCGTTGCCATCGCCGACGTGCTGGATTACATCGGGGAGGACTACGCAAGTCGAAACGAAACCGGCATGGCGGACGACATCCAGCGCATCGCCACGGCTCTGCGCCGCGTCTAACTAGACGTCTAGTAAACCCAAGGCGTTACTAGTAACGCTACTTTTGGAGATTGAAATGAAGTCGATGAATCGTGACGACCTGCTTGCCGCCTTGCAGGTTCAGTTCCCTCGTGCGTGGTTCAAGCGTGGGGAGGAGTTCGACGGCCGCAAGAATTCGATCTGGACGGGGGAGGGCAGCTTTATCGGGGACGATCACTACGTGCGCGGCATCTTCGAGTACTACGACAGCGAGCCGGTCGATCCGGAGTTCAATGCGTTCATCGAGCCGCGCGGATGGTATGTCGAGTGGTACGACGCCGGAACCGTGTTCCTCTACCCCCTGCACGAGTTGGCCGAGCCGGGCGAGAGCGTGCTGCCGCCCTTCAACGGCGGGACGGTGAGCTCCGAGCTCTTGAAGGAGTTGACCCTTGCCGGGCCGGCGCGGGACGATCCGGCCCATCCGGCGCCGGGCGTGACCAATCTCGGGGCGCTGCTGCGGGCCAAGCTCGATCGCGCCGAGGAAACGGTGCCCCACCAGGCGCCCGCCCCGCGCGTGACGGTGGAAGGCGCGGATCTCGAGCTCCTGACCCGCCTTGCCGAAGATCATTGCGAGGCGCTGACACGCTACCTGACGGCGGCGATTTGTGACGGGGATCTCGACGCGGCCGAACGCACCCTGCCGAAGTTGAAGCAGGCGAAAGGCGTTTACGACAAGCTGATGGTCGCGCAGGGTCAGATCGATCGGAACTAGACGTCTAGTAACCACCGGGGCGTTACTAGTAACGCCCTTTTCTTTTGGAAATTGGAATGAAGAAGCTCTACATCGTGCCGCTGCTGCTGACCTTGGAAACGGAATACGAGTCTGACCCTCTCAGGGCGATCTCGTTTCTGGTCGATTCGCTGGAAGGTTGGTACGGCCTCAAGGACACGAACCCCACGCTTGCCCAAGATAGCCGCCTGCGTGTCGCTGTCATTGACGATCTCGATTACTGCCCGACGTCGGCGCTGTATGACTGCCTGCCGAAAGACCTGGCGGTGATGGAGGAGCGCGAACTGTCGGTCATCGCTAGCGACGTTCAGGTGCTGTACGAAAAGCGCCGGCTCGATCTGCAATCCTTCATGGACGACGGCAGGTGGGAGGAAGTGGAGAAGCTGTCTCGTACCCTTGCCCGCATGAAGCCGATCATCAGCCGTCTTAAGTCGATGGACTTGATTTACTAGACGTCTAGTAAGGAGAACGAAATGAAGAAGTACTCGGTTTTGCTGCTCTATCCCGACTACCTTGCTGGCAATTACGGGGAGGATACCTACTACGCTCATGTCGAGGCGCCCGACGTGAAGTCGGCGCAACTTTCGGCGCAAAAGGAAGTGGTGAGGGAGAACATGATCGATATTGAGTATGACGGCGACATGAGACCGGAGCATTTCGCCGTGCTGCTGGTGGTGGAAGGGCACCACTACGATCTGTCGGAGGTTTGAAATGAACCTCGACAACTACACCTTTCGCACGCTTGTCGTGAGTACGGGGCATATTCCGAAGCACACGGCCGAGGCGCTGGACGGGGATCTCAACGACGGTGAAGGCCCGCTGTTCACCGTGCTGTCCTATACCCGCTGGCACGATTACGGGTGGATCATTTACTGCGGGGAGACCGCAAGGGAGGAGACGGCCGGCGCTGGTCACAAAGAGTTGGCCGACCTGATCGCGTTCGCGATGGACAATGGGTTCGTTTACCTGCAACTCGACTGTGATGCTGACCTTTTGCCGAAGGAGACGGGCCTGCCCGAATTCGAGTGGTGAACTAGACGTCTAGTTACTTTTGGAGATTGAAATGCAAGTCCGCGTCGTCAGCAGGCAAGAGCTCGCCGAGCGCATCCAGCGCAAGATTTCCTATCACCGCATGTTCCTCGCCCGCCTCGACCTGTCGATCACGGTGCGCGAGATGCACGAGCACGCCCTCGAGCGCCTGGAAACCGACCTTGCCAGTGTCCGCCGGGGGTGGCGCCCCATTCATCCCTCGGCGCTGCTGTATCAGCACGAGATCCTTGCCCCCACGGAGGAGGAGCACGCCTCGTTTTTGATGGTCTGAGCGTTACTAGTAACACCTACCCACTTTTGGAGATTGCAATGCGTGAAGTGAAGATCCAACTCGATTCGGAACAAATCGAAGAGATCAACGCGGTCGCCCGTAACAAGTTTTTCGAGGCGATCGGTTACCTGTCCACCTGGAACCCGAGCTATCCCATCGTGGAGATTTACCGGGAAGCCGGTGCCGATCTGATCGCCGTCTACCGTGACGAGAAGAACGAGCGCAAGTATGTGATCGGTGCGGTCTGGCATGACGATCACTACGGATTTCATTCCTGAACTAGACGTCTAGTTACTTGTGGAGATGCGAAATGAAGATGACTTTCGATGAAGTGCTGGAGCGCCTTGCCGACGAGCGTCAGGTGCTCCCCGAGGATGTCCAGGCCCGCGCCCTCCTGCGGCGCGTCTGGATCGCGGAATGGCACCTGCCCGGCTGCCTGAGCGAGAGCTCGAGCGTGTGCCGCACCAAGGAGGAGGCGATCGAGACGGCGCTGATGTATGCCGAGGGTTCCGGCAAGGACGAGTTCGGCCCGCCGCGGGGGATGAAGACGGCGCTGGAAAAGACCGGATTCTTCCAGCACAAGACTGGCCTGTATGGCTACGTGAACACGACGGTCGAAGCGCACCGCCTGCGCGACATCCTGTGAAGGAGGACACCATGCGTCGCTTCGACACGTTCGAGGTCTACCTGCACGGCGTCCATGTCGATACGGTCTTTTTCTTGCAAGGGGAAAGCGCCGATGACGTGCGCCGCAGCCTGATCGAGCACGACGGTTACTCGTCGCTCATTACCGTGGTCAAAGTGAGGAGGGTGAAATGAAGTATGAGATCGCATACATTTTTGGTGACAGGTACGAGGGTTACCGTGTGACGCTGATCTTCGGCCGCACCCGGTACGAGGGGCTGACCCTGTACAAAACGTGGCAGGCCGCGGTGACTGCTGCGAAACGAACGGGAGCTACCCCTGTGGAGGATCGGACATGAAGCAAGTCAAGCCCGGCGTTTGGGCAACGAAGAGCATGGCGAAGTCGGCGCTGAATCAGCAACCGTTCACCGCGGCGTGCCGAGCGCGTCATGAAGTGGTTCCGGTCTACGAGACCAACCTTCTCGGCGAGAGGACGTCGCAATGGCCGCTTGGCTGGGGCTATCGACTGGCCAGCAAGAAGTGAGTAACTAGACGTCTAGTTCGGGGCGTTACTAATAACGCCCTGTTTACCTGTGGAGAGCAGAGATGAGTATCGAGGAAGCAAGGAAAGAAGAGGTTGTCGTGATCGATTGGGTCAACCTGACGAAAGAGGAGCAGAAGGAGTTCGATTGCTTCGATCCGGTCGAGGCCAAGTTCATGGATTTCTTTCGCTATCGCGGCAGAACATACTGCCTCGATGATTTCACGGCGCTGCCCGAACAACTTGCGGCCGAGTTGCCGGGCTGGCAAGGCTACCTTGCCGATTCGTATTTCAGTGGCGTCCTGTTCATGGAGGACGACAATGGCGACCACTTCGCTGCAACCTACTACTGCTGAGGAGACTGACATGAACCGATTTCCGATGATGGCCGGGGAGTTCCCCACGTTCGACCAGAGCACGCTTCCGGAAGTGATTCCGGGCGAGTGGGAGGATGCCAGCTGGCACAACAACGCCTGCCCTAGCTTCCTTGCCGGCATGACGAAAGACGGCGAGACCGTGGAAGTGTTCATCGACTTTCCGAACAAGGCTGACCGGGAGTTCCCCGGATGCAAGCGGTTCACCGTGCTGACCGAAGGCGACGTCCACCTGGAAACGGACGAGTGGAGCGAGGTGCCCCCGTTTGTGAAAACCTTGGTTGCCGGTTCGGAGATGGACCATGTGACCGAGGAAGAGATGGTCGTGCTGAGGCGACTTGCCGCCCGAGGCTTCGCCGTCGTCGTTATCGAGCCGTCCGAGTTGCGTGGCGCCCACCCGTCGAAGGTGGAGGAGCGGCTGATCGAACTCAGCTGGGAAATCATCAACGATTACGCAGTCGAGCCCGATCAGGAGGTTCCGGAATGAATACCTACTACGTTTCGATACAGCAGCACGTTGTCGCTGTGTCTACCTATGTCGCGGAGGTCGAAGCGGGCTCGCCGGAGGAGGCGAGCCTCAAGGCACGGCGGATGGCGGAGGACGGGGACTTCGACGACGATTGGAATTTCGTTGGGCACTGCTCTCCGCAAGTGGTTGTTACCGACGTCGAGGAGGAGTGATGGTCGAGGTTTTACAAGGAGGTTGATGTCGAAGGCCTCATTCAGTGGGGATTCGATTTCAAAGGCATCTTCATCACCAATCCGTACATCAGCGAGTGCGGACGGTTTGAAGTGAAGCCCAGCTACTACGGACTGAACGAGGAGGACTTGCGAGAGTTGGACATGCTTCAGCGGATGCTGAACGAAGAACGCAACTAGACGTCTAGTTACTTTTGGAGAGCAAACATGACGCGTTACTACGCATGGGTTGATGACAACAGCGTCCATCCGCTCGGGGAGTGCGAGGATTTTTCCGAAGCCGACGATAAGGCGCCGATGGGGACGCACTGGATCTTCGATCGAGACGACCTTGTGATTCTGAAGGAAGCCATCGAGACGGTGCTGGCTAGGGAGGAGGGGCAATGAAGAACCTCTACTACGTTGTCGCGTACAACTTCCAGCACAACCATTACATGAGGTTGATGATGACTCACGCCTCGGAGGAGGCTGCGAGGGAGTACCTCGAGGAGAACCTGGCTAAGGGCTGGGCTCTGACTAGGCTGGAATTCATTTGCAGAACCTCGGAAGACGTCAGCATCGAAGTCTAGACGTCTAGTAACCCTACTTCAGGAGATTGAAATGAAGATCGACACGACGCAATTCACCGGGACCAGCGCCTACCACCGCCTGCCGATTTGGGGGCTGTTCCTCACGGACGGGGCCAAATACGTCGCCGACGAAGCCGGCGCGTATTGGCTGATGGACGAGATCGGGGCTGCCATCGAAAAGAGGGGCGCCCGCAACACGCCGCACAGGATGGGGGACGGGTTTCTGGTTGTCCGCCTGAAGGTGAACGAAGAGGATCGGTCGGCTGTGCTGACTTTCGAGAATGGAAACCACACGAAGGTCTGTATCGACAGGAAGATCCCGTATACCGATTATCCCGACCACGGGTTGATGCTGTTTGTTCAGTACTCGTACGACCCGAAAGGTTGGGTTGTCATGGTGCCGAGCGAGTACTGAACTAGACGTCTAGTTCCCGGCGTTGCTAGTAACGCCGCTACCTTTGGAGAAAGAGATGCACGAGTACTGTTTCGACGTGAAGCTGCTCGCCACGGTGCGAGTCAAGGCTCGATCGGAATCGGAGGCTCGCCTGGAACTTGCCGGCACGCTTGACTGTGCCAGCGCGTACTTTGGTCTGACGTCCGATGGGGCGCCACTCACTGGTGAAGCTTCGCTGGATGGCGAGGCTTTGCTGATCGAGATCGACGGGGAGTTCAGGGAATGAAGGTTAAGACCGTAAATCTTGTCGGGGCCGCGCTCGACTATGCCGTGTCCAAATGCGAAGAGCTTGGCGTCACGAAACGTCTGAACACTTGGAAGTACAAGTGGAACAAGGGGCTGCTTCGCTACTCAGAGGACTGGGGCCTAGCCGGGCCGATCATCGACCGGGAGGGAATCTCGATCGTTCAAGAGGATGGGTACAGCTGGTGGCAAGCCGCAGTCCGGGTGCAGCTGGGCTCGATGTTCGGCACCGATCTGTGCGGGGAGCATCGGCAAGAGGGGCCTACCGCTCTCATCGCAGCCATGCGCTGCTTAGTTAGTGCTAAACTAGGGGACGAAATTGAAATCCCACAGGAGCTACAACTATGCCAGCAGCCAAATCTTTAGCAGGACAAACCTTCGGTCGCCTTACTGTTCTTGAGCGGTACGGTAGCCGCCAAGGGCGCGTTAATTGGTTGTGTCGGTGCGAGTGCGGAAAGCTGCATGAAGCGGTTAGCCATGCTCTGACATCAGGTCACACTAAGTCTTGTGGGTGTTGGAAAGATGAACGTAACACATCAACACCAGCAACCCACGGTCACGCCAGTAGAAAAACAGGGCTGTCTCCTACGTACCAATCTTGGCGTGGAATGTGGACTCGCTGCACTAACCCAAAGGTCAAGTCATTCAAAAACTACGGCGCAAGAGGTGTGCAAATTTGTGACCGATGGAAGGACTTTGGTAATTTCCTTGCGGACATGGGGGAACGCCCGGACGGAAGAACCCTTGATCGGATTGATGTCAATGGAAACTATGAGCCGTCGAACTGTCGATGGGCAACCAGAAAGGAACAAGCAATGAACACACAACGAGCCAGCAAACTCGGCGATGAAGTCGAGATACCTGAGGAGCTTATGACGTGAGAACGATCATCATTTTTCGGTCTGAGGATGGGCGCCAGTACGACCTTGTGGGTCTTACCCCTCAAGGCGTCGTGCCATCAATCGCCCTGGCGCGTGCTGAGGAGCTTATCGAGCAGCGCCGCGCCGAAGAGGATTACGACGTCCCGTCGATGGCGGAGGAACTCGAGAGCATGGGATGGGAGTTTCCTAACTACTGGGTTTCTGACGTCAGTTTCTAGACGTCTAGTAAGGAGCAAGCATGACCAAGAAGTACAGCCACGTTTTCTCGATTGCTTTCACCGTCGAGAGCAATCACGACGCCGAGAGCGTTACTGGTAACGAGTTGCGAGCAGGGCTGCGCAAGCGACTCGATGACCTCAACCGTGTGAGAAAGGAGACCGGATACGACGAGCTTGTCGAAGTAGTCGCTTGTGACGATACAGAAGTGCTCTGTTAATCAATCTACTTTTGGAGATCGAAATGCCAATCGCGTTCATCCCGTTCAATGAGGCGCAGTATGAGTTGCGCCGCATCGTCATGGCTGAGGGCTGGAAGCAGAGCGAGTCTTACAGACCGAGCGTCCGCCTGTTTGAGAGGCAGAGTACGGACAGCTTGGTGCAGCTTCTCTTTAATTTCGATATCGACGGGGAGGTACTCGGACCTCCGCTTCTCCAGGTGGCGCAGAAGGGGCGCATCGTGATCAGCTTGCATATTGAGGTTGAGAATGCGCTCTCGATTCTTCAGGGCAATGGAGGAGATACCGATGACGTCGATTGAGGAGAAGCTGCTTAGCACCCTGAACAACCTGATCCTCGCCTGCCGGTGGTCGATCGACACCGACCCTGATCCTGAGCTCGAGCGCGAAGTCGAGCTTGCCGAGAAAGCCCTCAACGAAGTGGAGAACCTGAAATGACTGAAATCACCGAACAGCAGTACCTGACGCTGAAGGCCAAGGACATCTTCCTGAACCTCGGCCTCGAGCCGCGCGAGTATTCGGGCCGCGGGATGTACGGTGCGTACTGCCTCGCCGTCGAAACCGACGACCGCAGCAGCGCCCCGCTCATCATCGACGCTACGGAGGAAATGTTGAATGCGGACTACACGAAGCAGGACATCAGCGACATTCTCATCGAGTTGAAGCGGGTGCGGACCGATAACCTTGGGATGGGTTACATCCACTACTTTCCGAACCTGCCGTGGGTCGAATGAACTAGACGTCTAGTTCGGCTGAGGCGTTACTAGTAACGCCTCGGATCACTACCTTTGGAGATTGAAATGGGAACGCGTGTCTGGATGGACGGTTATTTCGATCGCGCCATCACCGAGAAGCAGGCCGAGAAGTTCGAGAAGTGGCTGAAGGATAGCGTCGAGGATTACTGCCGAGACGAAGCCTTTGCAACTCGGACGGGCTTCACGATCGGCTGGATCGGCTGGCAGGAGAAGGAGGACATCCTCGAGGCAATGTTCAAGCACCTGCCGCCCGGCCTGTCCCTGACGTTGGAGTGCGACTACGCTGACTGTGAAGAGCCCGGCAAGGAAAGGACCTGGCACGGCCCGGCCGCTCTCGAACTCGAGTTCGCCTATCTCGAGCAGGAGATCGACAACCTGCGGTTCAGGCAGGAGCAGATTAAGGCGAAGATCGCCAAGCGCGAGGAGGCGTAAATGTCCGCACTTACCCGAGAGGAGCAGGCCCAGCTTGCCTGGATCACTGGCGACGTCGTGAAGGCGGAGTTGCTGTTCAACGCATCGGAAAACGAGGAGGAACTTGAGAAGGTTCAGGAAGCGTACTCGGATGCTTACCACGCTCTTGGTCGCCGCATCGACGCACTCAGGGACATGATCGAGTGGATCCAACTGCATGAACCCAACCACGAAAAGATCCTTGACCGGATCGAGGAGGAAATGGAAGACATCGATAGCCTGTTGAAGGAGTTTCCTGAGCCCTACTATTGAACTAGACGTCTAGTTCGCTACTTTTGGAGATTGGAATGACGTGGCTTCTCCGTCGAAAGTCCGACGGCCTATACCTGCAACGGTTCAACAGCAAGATGTCAACGTGGACCGAAAGCAGGTTCGCCGCCAAGGCTTACGTTCGTAAGTCGGATGCTATCCGATCCAAGAACATGATGCGCATTCTCGGAACGGTCGTTGAGATCGTTGAGTTTGAAGGTTGACCTACCTCTGGAGATAGAGAGATGAGTTTTCAATTCCATGATCAAGGTACGAGCTCCTACGTTGCCGTCGATGACCCGCATGGCGGCGAGCCGATGATGATCCATATCATCGATCTGGACTACGACGGCGTGCTTGTCGAGGTCCGCAACAACCAGGGCGGGATCATCACGTCCGACCTGATCCAGTGGAACCAGCTGTAACCCTACCCTACTTTTGGAGAGTGACATGAACCTCTACGACAACCAGATTTTCGTCTACGTTGATGGTGATCCGCTGAAAGGCAAGTGGATCGATCTCGACCTCGTCGATGGGTGGGACGACATCAAGGAAGAGCTTGCCGAAGGCGGCTTCATCCCCCGCAATGCGGAGGGCGAGCCGGATTACGGCGGCGACATGCTGGTGGCCGACTACGAGGGACCGCTTGCCAAGGTCTGCTATGGCAAGTATGGAACCTTCGACATGGACGAGTTCATGGCGGCGCGGGATTCCAAAGTGGATCAGGAGATCTACGCAGCGTGGGTGAGTCATCAGTGCCAGCATCCGAGCGACCCTGAGCAGGTGCTGGAGGACTACATCGGGGAGTTCGAGAGCGACGAGGATATGGCTGCCAACTTTATTGAGGACACCGGCTACCTCGATGAGATGCCCGAGCGTCTGCGGTACTACTTCGACTACGCCAAGTACGCGAACGATATGCGGCTTAGCGGGGACTTCTTCAAAGAGAACTACCACTACTTCTGGAACCGCTAAGCGTTACTAGTAACGCCGGCCGCTGGGCCGGCAACCCTACTTTTGGAGAGATAAGCATGGAACGCATCATTGCGAATGGTCGCACCTACATCCGTCTCGAGTCGTGCAGCTACGGGGAGTTCGGCGGGGACGGGGCTGTCGGCGTTGCCAACATCCGGTCGTTGATGGAGATCGTCAAGAACTGGAACGAGGTCAACTCGAAGTATCTTGATAGCGATCCTGACGATGCGGATATCGAACGCCCGAATTCCACTCTCGAGCCGTATCTCGAGAACGCCGATCTGCTCATCGTCAAGTATCACTTTGGCGACGGTGCCGTGGCCTACCTCGCCGAGGACTATCACTCTTACGACGATATCGTCGGGGCGCTGGCTGACTACCCGCTGCTCGATGAGCAGGAGTATGCCAACGCGGAGGAAGAGCTGAAGGCCGAGTTCATGGACAGGAACCGAAGCGATATCGAATGTCAGTTGAAGCGAGAGTTCGAGAGTCACGCCGAGCAGGCGATCTACGGGCTAGGCATTAGCGATAAGAAGGCGGAGGAGCGTATCGAAGCACTGACCGAAGCGTTCGAGGAAACGCTAGAGGCGATGCCTGATGAGGCGCTCATCGCACTGCTCGACACCCTTGCCATGAACGGTCAGGCCGAGTGGACTCAAGAGGGCGGAGGAATTTGGTTCGACGTCCGCGGTAGCAGGGAGAAGCTGTACGAGCAACTCGGTATCGGTGGCGAGTTGATCGATGCCGAACTTGAGATGTCGATGAACTAGACGTCTAGTTACCTACTTTTGGAGGGGTGAATGAAACGCTTCGAGTTTTGCATTGCAGTGGACGTGCCGGCCTACGGCACGGTCAGTATCGCTGCCGAGACGCAAGAGGAGGCCGATGAGATCATCGTCGGGATGATCGAGAACCAGTATGAGTACGACGAGTCGGAACCGCTCCACGAAGCGAAGCTTGACGTCGAGTGGGAAGGTTCCGGCGACATTCGAGTGGTCGATCCTTTCGTCTATGAGCGAGGGGAGAACAACTTGGCGAAGCGTAGAAAGAAACGACTGCACCAGCAGGCGGAGGCGATGTACGACCTGCTGAAGCTTGTCTCGAGCATGGGCGCCGTCTCGCCTCTGATGGCTAGCAGCGCTCAAACGTTGATCGATCTGATCGACAACGAGTAACTACTTCTGGAGATGAAAGTGAAGAAACTTCTGTTGACCCTCGCCCTGCCTTGCCTCGACTGCTCAGGCATACACACCCGCGCAGGCCGCGTATCTGGCAGGGAAACTCTGCCCTATGACGCAACAGCTTGCGCACACTATGTACAAGTCTCGGCTGGCCGGCACCCCTCACGAGGACATGATCGAACGGGTTAACCGTCGATACCACGATGACGACGATATGCGTGGGATGCTCCTTCGCGTTACCGACATCGTGTTTTCTGTTGACTCAGTAACCGATGTCAGAGTTCAGGCTGGTTTGGTGTGTCAGGCTCACTTCATGATGCAGGCCCGCTAGACGTCTAGTTCACCCTACTTTTGGAGATTCAAATGCGAACCGTCGAAGTGCAAGTGTTCAAGTACGAAGAGCTCACCGGCAGCGGCAAGGATGAAGCGACTAGCCTGTTGATCGATGCCGTTACCGGTCACGACTGGTGGGATGCGGTCTACGAGGACGCGAAGAACATCGGGGAGCGCCTCGGTTTCAAGGATATGGACATCCAGTTCTCGGGCTTCTGGAGCCAGGGCGACGGGGCCAGCTTTGACGGCACCTGGCGGGGCTCTCCGGAGGTGATGCGGGCCGGGGCCGCGGTGCGCGAGTGGGCGCCGCAGGATGAGAGGCTGGCCGCTCTGGGCGACCGCATGGAACGGGCGCTGCTGTCCTTCCGGACGTCGCTGCTGTCGATCTTCGGGGACAACATCAGCGAGTACCTCGAGACCACCGGCCCGATGCTGCACCTAGCGCGTATCAGCAATCACTACTGCCACGAGAACACCGTGAGAGTGGACGATTGCGACGACACGACCTACCGCGATATCGAGTACGAGCTCGGCGACAAGGCGGAAGCCGACTGCCCCGAGCTTGCCGCAGCAATCACGATGCTGGTGGAGGATGTGCAGGACATCGCGCGTGACTTCATGAGGTGGATCTATCGACAACTTGAGAAGGAGTACGAATTCCTGACCAGCGAGGAGAACCTGCTGGACTTCGCTACCGCGAACGACTACGAGTTCTTCGCCAATGGCGACATTGCGTAACTACTTTTGGAGATGAAAATGACCGAAGACCAAGTGCTGCGCTACGTGGAGATCGCCCCCTACACCGAGGGACCGGTCTACAAGTTGCTGATCTGGGACACCGGCCGGCGGCGAGGGGCGGGCGCCTTCGGCCGCTGCTTCCTTGGCTACCGGATGTGGATGAACGACATCCTGATCTACGAGGGGGACGAGTACAGCCCGAGCCCGACGCTGGCGATCGACTCGGACGCCTCGGTCGCCTCGCTGCTCGACTTCCTCACTGACGAGACGCTTGCCGAGCAGGACTTCATCGGTCCGGAGGAGATGCTCGGGGAGTACCTGACGGAGTGCAACAACGGCATCATCAGCGGCCTGCTGGTGGATGGGAACGGTAACGAGCTCGACCACTTCCCGCATGAGCTCTACGACTGCGGGATGCTGCGCGAACTGGAGTTCGTTGCATGAGCAAGTGGCGATTTGTGTGGGGCTGGCCAGACTACGGTTGGAGAATGTACGGCGTCATCTACAACAAATCGTCGTGGTTTCTTGGCCTGTCGGTGCGCATTGATAGGAGGAAGAGGTGAACCTGTACCGTATTTCGTATGTCGATGGAAAGGGCAACGAGTACCACGAGTGGAAGGGCACTCAAGTCGAAGTCAAGCAGCGCATGAAGGCGTTGTCGGATAGCTTCGACTACTGCGATGAGAAGGTGGAGTCGGTGTATGTCGAGCCTAGCAAGGCAGGCATCCTGAAGTTGTTGAACCAGTACTGCAACGTGATTACTTTTGGAGAGTGAGCATGAACCCGATCACCACGGAAATCTATGTCGATCTGGAAGAGGCGCAGCTGTTCTACGGCCTCCTCACCGACGCGCTGAAACGTGACGAGGGGAGGCCCGACGCGGAGCGAGCAGCGGCCTACTGGAGGATGCGCATGCAAGGGCTGCGCGACAGTGCCGGGCAGGCTGTGGACGAGCTTGTCGAGCGCAACAAGCCTACCTACTCCGTCTCGTACTGGGAGGAGCGCGGAGAGGCGAGCCTGACGCTGACCGCGGAGCGGGAGAACGGGGAGAACTGGGAGGTGTTCACCCTCCGCAACGAGGAGCTCGCCGTCGAGATCGAGGCGGGCTACCTGGTGCCGCCTCGCACGCCCCGGCCGCGAGACGAAGACTGGCTCGAGCCCGCCCTTGACTACGCCAGGTCGATGGGCCTGCTGTAAACCCCTTACTTCTGGAGATGAGCAATGCTCAAGATCAAAATCGGCAACCCTGTTGACGCCAATCAAAACATCATCGGAGTCCTCGATTTGTTCGAGGCGTGGGAAGAGGCGAAAATCCACGAAGAAGAGTGGAAAGCGAAACGTCAGGAAGTAGAGATGCAGCTTTCGCTCATCTATAATGACGCACCCCCTGATGGCCAGAAGACGCACCGGGTTGACAACTATAAGTTGACGCGTACGAACCGGCTCAATTACAGCGGGGACATCCAGAAACTTCAACAACTGATGAATGAGTTGCAACTTCCGATGTTGCTGAAGTATGCGCTTTGGGACAGCGCGATCAAAAAGCTTGCCAAGGAGGACTCTACAAGCTTTGAAATTTTGCTCAGCGAGGGGGCGTTGAAGGTTTCCCAAGGAACGCCGAAATTCGAGATCTCACACATCGGTTGAAGTGAACCAAGAAGAAGACGGAGAGGATGTCTTGTACTTTCCTATGAAGGTAGCGGTAGCCCGCCTCGGGGGAATCAAGGCGGCTAGTGAAGCGTTAGGCATAGGCGACGACGCAGTTCAGGCGTTCGTCTCGCCTACCAAGAGAACCAAACCGAGCGACACGGTGCTCGTGAAGCTCAGCAGGCTGTCGGGTGTCAGTCTGTCATCGTTCTTTAGGTACTTCGAGAGGCTGGAGCAGTACCGGTCTCGGGAAAAGTTCCGACGCAGGTAAGAAGACCACAACAAACCCACAGGGCCGCGCAAGCGGCCCTTTTACTTTCGGAGTCTGTCTTGAAATTTCTCGTTACTGCCAATGACACTGGTTACGACATCCTTTTCGTTGAAGGCCCGCTGAGCGGACGCAAGGTCGGCACTGTCGAGCGCGTCCGGATGGAGGAGGTCGAGGTCCACGACGGTCACCTCTTCATGGGCTACATCCGCGCCGTGTGGGGCCTGGTGCTTGATGACGCGGTGAACCCCCACCCGCAACTTGCACGCGCCCTGAGCATCGGAAGGTCGTTCGTTCCGATGCGTAACCCCTTGAAAGGACAGGTGGAAAAGATGACAAACGGCAAGTACTTTGCATTTGGAGGCAACCGGAGTATCATGGCGGCCTGCGCGTCGCTAGAGCTACAAGAAGACCGGCGCCTCGAGTACACGCTCAACAAGGAAAACAAGAAATGAGCGGCCAGGAACCTACCGTCGTTGTCTATGACTTCGGCGCTGTGATGGGCGACATCCATCGCAACACCCAGACGTGCAAGTCGCTGCTGAACGCGGCGGGAGAGACCCTTGGCCTCGTCTCGCTGGTGTTCGGCGACCTGCAGCGGGTGCTGGATCCGGAGAAGATGACGGACGCGGATTACGATCGCCTGTCCCGTCTCGCTGAATCGCTGCGCCGCTTCAACGACAACCTGACCATCACGACGGCCGCCATCGTGAACATCGACGCGGCGTTCCAGCAGATGTACACCGCGATGAACATTCACAAGAGGATGGTCGATCTCGCCGCGAGCGGGCCGCACGGCACAGCCTGAACAGGAATCAGCATGGACAATAAGAAGGGCGGAAAGCCCCAGACCCAGGCGATGAAGGCAATGCACACCCTGACCTGCATGACTGAGGTTCAGGCGCGGCGGCGGGCCGCCGGCAAGTGGGAGTCGAAACCTAGCGACTACCGGGCGCCGAACGGCCTGTCCGCCCAACGCGACGCACGTCGCGCAATCGAAGACCGCAAGATGCTCAAAGAGCTCGAGTGGTGATACCTATGGAGAAGAAGATGGATTTTCTGACGCGACCCTACGACTACACGCTGACGCCCAGGACGGGGACGGACATGGCTACCTACGCAACGCCGATCGAGTACTCGGCGCCGCGGGAGCGGGGCCACCACCCGCTGATCTGGATGGGCGCAGGCCTGGCGATGCTGCTTGCCCTGATTGCCCTGATCGTGCTCGAGATGAAGGGGCTGCTGTGAGCAAGCTTGGACGGGTCTTCGCAAACGAGGCGAAATTCCCTGAGCGGTGGAAGAAGGGGTCTTTCGACGATGACACAACGTACACGATCATGCACATCCCCTCTGGTGTTGAGTTGTGGGTGGGTAACGGGAGCTTCTTCTTCGCTGTGCATCGACCAATCGGAGCCAGCTTCGGTCTCATCGAGCGGCACGCACTTTGGTGGAAGTTTCGCCATGTTCGGAGGGCGCTGAAGAAGAAAGATGAGGTGGACGTGGAGGCGGCGGTGCTCTCCCTTCTGAGCGATGAAAAGAACGCCCCGTCTGCACCACCCTCCAACCCCTAGACCAGAAGGTTTCACAGCTACAAGGTGGCGCCCGACACCTTGCCAGCTTTTCACTCGGGCAATTCCGCTACAACCAGAAAAATAAGGAACTACCATGAGCAAGAACATCACCATCGAGAAAGGCATCGAGATCCCGGCGAAGAAGGGCGGCGGCGGTCGCGGCTTCCAGTACCCGGTTGACAAGATGGAGACTGGCGACAGCTTCCTGATCGAGACCGACAAGCCGAAGAACTTCGCTGCCCGCGTCACGACCTGGAACAAGGCGTTCGCTGGTGAGCGTCGGTTCGTCTCGCGCACCGTCGAAGGCGGCGTGCGCGTCTGGCGCGTCGAGTAATGGCGCAGGCCGCCCTCGGGGCGGCCATCCTGGCCCTCATCCTGGCGATGCCGGGGTGTGGGTCAGGGGACGCCCATGATGTCGTGCTGAACGTGGTCGAAAAACCCGACCACGTTCCCACTCTACTTCCGGAGAAACAGTTGAACCCCCTCACTGGACAGCCTCTTGATTGAGGCTGTTTGCATTTCGTCTCCGGTTTCGCAGGAGAAAACAATCAAGACAAGCAACACGAAGATCGGCGACGCAATCGCCAAGACCACCGGCAAGAGGTGGTGCTACCGAGGCTTCCACGAAGTCGATGCTCGCAAGGCTGCAAAGAGCGGGGCTAGATACATATGTATGCCCTGCCTGGCGCAACGAGAAGCAGCCCTCAAAAACAAGAAGAAGAAGAAGAGGACATCATGAAGAAGTGGTTTGAGTCCCTGAAGAAGCATCCGGTCACAACCTGGACCGTCTCCATCGCCCTGTTCGTCGCCATCTACGGGTTTATCGCCCCGGCGTTGATCAGCGCGGACGACACGCCCCTGATGCTGCTCGGTATCGCAGTCGCTGCTGCACCGATCATCTACGTGGCAGCGAAGACCTACAACGAGAACAAGGCTCGCGACCTTGAAGAGGGAGAAGAGGAATGAGAAAGATTGCCGCAACTGCGTTGCTGCCTGCCCTGGCCGGGGGCCTGAAATGAGCGAGCTCGTCTCCTCTCAGTCGCTGCAGGAGCGCGTCGGCCAGCGCATCAAGGAGCAGATCGGCGAACTGCTGTCCGACGATGACGTGAAGCGCCTGGTGGAGGCTGCGATGCAGCAGGCGTTCTTCACGCCTCGAGTCGAGCGTGACCGCTACGGCTACAACGAAACGACGAAGCCGCCTTACGTCGTGGAGATGATGTCCGAATTGGTGCGAAATCGGATGCAGGTTGCGCTGGCCGAATGGATCGAGAACAACCGCGAGTTGGTTGCGAAAGAGATTCACGCTGCTATCGGCAATCATGCAGCGCAGATGTTCCGTACCGCGATCGACAACATCTTCTTCTCGTCGTTCGAGGCGTTCAAAAATGACCTTCGTTCAAGGGGATTGGCTGTATGAGCACTAGCCCGTACCGCAAGTTCGTCCCCGCCGGTGCTGGCGATCGCTCAGATGAGCAAGGATCGATCGACCAACGGTACGGGGCACTTGCCCTCGGCCCCTGGTCGTGAGATCCGATCGGCCGGCGTACAACGGGTTACCCTCGAGGCGTGAATGACGATGTGGAGGAGAGGCACGATAGGCCGCTGAAACTTCAGGTAACCGCGCACGCGGAAGAGAACGCAGTTGCACAGGCTGCACGCTCTGGCGTTTCGTTGGAAGGTTGCACACTTCTTGTTAGCACTCTTTACCCATGTTCTACCTGTGCTCGTCTGATTATTCAGGCGGGGATAAGGCAGGTAGTTGCTTTGAAAGTGGACAGCACAAGGATGGAGCGTTGGGCGGATGAGTGGGAAGTGTCTAAACAAATGTTTGCAGAGGCGGGCGTAGAGTTTAGTGAGGTGACGGATGGGTAGGCTTATTGATCTAACAGGGCAGAGGTTTGGCCGTCTGGTGGTTACAGGAATATCTCACAAAAAAGCGATAAGCAGCGGCACCGTTATTTATTGGACCTGCTTGTGCGATTGCGGTTCAGCAACTTCAGTGAGGTCTCAGCTTCTACGAGAGGGCGAGACAAGATCCTGCGGGTGCCTAGCTAAGGAGGTGACTAGAGATAGGGCTAGAGTTCATGGTGGCACTGGCTCCGCTACTTATACCTCCTGGAGGGCGATGAGGGAGAGATGCAATAACAAGAATAACAAAAGATACGCGAACTACGGAGGTAGGGGGATAAAAGTATGTCAAAGGTGGGAGAACTTTGAAGCTTTTCTCGAAGACATGGGTGAGAGACCTGAAGACAAAACCCTTGAAAGGCTGGACGTAAACAGAGATTACGAGCCTGGAAACTGCGTTTGGCTTGATGCTTCTAAGCAGGCGCAGAACACAACCAGAAGTCGTAGGGTTTCTTATCAAGGTAGAGTTTGGTCTCTTAAGGAGTTAGCGGATCAGATTGGAATTACACCTAGGGCAATGGCTATTAGACTTTCTAAATACCCAGTCGAGTACGCAATGGGGATGGCCAGGTATGACAAGGTATCAACCGTAGACCTGGAGGTTCCTTGATGAAGGAACCGGTACCGCTTAACGCTACCGTCGATGACGGCATGTTCAGGTGGCGTGTCTCCGCCGTGATGCTGATTGAAGGGGAGAGGTACTACCTCCTAGTTGATCGCGACAACCCGAATCTCTGCGCCAGGATGGACGGGGCGCACGTCGAAGAGCTCTACAACAAGAACAAGGAGAGGAGCTATGAGTGAACCGTGGATTTTCAACCGCTGCAAGGTGATCAACGTCGTTGATGGCGATACCGTCGATGTCGAAGTTGATCTCGGGTTTCTCGTCGCCACTCGCATGAGGGTGCGGCTGTACGGCGTGAACACGCCGGAGCGCGGTCAACCTCTGTGGGGAGAGGCGAAGGACTTCGTTACCAATCAGACGCTCGGCATTCCGGTGAAGCTGATCTCCCACAAGCCGAAGGACAAGTACGGTCGCTTCCTTGCCACGATCATTCGTCATGATGACGGCATGGACGTTAACCAGGCGCTGATCGATAGAGGGTTGGCAGTGCCGTACATGGTGTAGCTACTTTTGGAGGATTGAACATGACACCAAACCAGAGGGCCGAACTGGCAGAGCGGCTGCGCTTCGTGAAGCACACTGCAGACTGGATAGCGTGCGACGAGGCTGCCGACCTGATAGCAGGCATGGCGCAGTGGGTTCTACCCACCGAGCAGCAGATTCGTGAGTCGTTTGAACACACGGTTCGAGCGTTGAATCTGCCGCTCGACCGGCGCGGTGACGGCTATCGCTCGACCTATACAAACACAGCATGGCAGGTTGCATTCGGCACCGCGAACCGACTTAACTGGAGCATGGTGCAGCGGGTGCCGTTGACCGTTGACCGTATCGAGGAGCTTGCAAACAAGCACAACGCGAACCTGTGGCGCTATCACGCTTACGAGCAGGACGCGATCATCAGACTCATTCGTGCTGTCGAGTGCGAGCACGGCATCAGGAGCGACAAGTGAACAACGACATTGGGCTAGTACGCGCCGCACTCAATAGTTCCGACAACATAGAGGACGGGGTGGCATGGGGCGCATTCAACCGCATCCTTGACCGGCTCGACGCTGCGGAGCGGGAGCGCGAACAATTCCAGAAATGGAAGCGTGACCATCTGGAGTTGGAGAAAACCCAACGACTCCAAATAGACTGTGCCCATGACGAGGTGATGCGGCTGCGCGAGTGGGAAGCCTGCGGGAGGGAGTGGCTAGAGAAGACGGAGTGGGTTCAGAAGGCAGGGATTCCGCCGAGATGGCTGGGGTGGCATCGTGCCGACATCATGCGAGAAACAATCCTTTTACTGGGAGCAGAAAAAGAGAAGCTCATTGAGCTGTTGGACCGAGCACGCGACATGCTGCCTGAGTGCGGCCTGCGAAACGAGATTGACGCCGCTGGTTATTCAACCGGCCCTATCAGTGACGGTGGAACGGATCCCCGTAACAAAGCAACTACCTCTGGAGTTGATCATGGAACAAGTCTACGAAACCATCCTTGCCCTTGAAGCGACGAAGAGCAAGAACGAAAAGATCGCGATCCTGAAGGCGAACGACTCCCCGGCCCTGCGCGAGGTGCTGGTCGCCGCGCTCGACCCCTTCACCACCTACGGCATCAAGCAGTTGCCCGACTACGAGTGGCGCCTGGACAGGGAGTTCAGCCCCGACCACTGGACGCTGCTCGACGACCTCGCCGCGCGTCGCCTGACGGGCAACGCCGCCCGCGAGACGATCGCCAATGCGCTCGCCACGCTGCGCCCCGCCCATGCCGACCTCTTCACCCGCATCCTGCTGAAGGATCTCCGCGCCGGCATCGACGTGAGCACGGTGAACAAGGCCTTCCCGAAGCTGATCGCAACCTTCTCCTGCATGCTTGCCGAGCCGTTCGACCCGAAGCGTGTCAAGTCCTGGCCGGTCATCGTGCAGCCCAAGCTCGACGGGGTGCGCACGCTGGTGCGCGTCGACGTCGACGCCGAAGAGGTGCGCTTTCTCTCGCGCAACGGGCTCGAGTTCACCTCGTTTGAATCGCTGGCGCCGATCGTGCTCGAGCGGGCGAGGGTGCTCAGCCGGGGCAATCTGCCGTGGCGCCGCTTCATGCTGGACGGGGAGGTCACGGCCGGCGCGTTCCTGAGCACGGTCGGCGCCGTCAAGCGCAAGAAGAAGGACGCCGCGGACGCCGTGCTGAACGTCTTCGACGTGCTGCCGGTCGAAGTGTTCGAGGGCGGGGCCGCCTATGCCCCCGGCGCCCATCTTCGCAGCGCCCTGGCGAATCTGTTCCAGTCCTACTGCGGGCGCATCGCCCCGGTGGAGACGTGGACCTGTCACGACGAGGAGGAGATCTACGGTCACTACGACCGCATCCGCGCCGCTGGCGGAGAGGGGGTGATCGTCAAGGANNCGGCTGCACCNTACGAGACGCGCCGCAGCTACGCCTGGATGAAGATCAAGGACTGCCGAGTCGCTCGATGCCCCGATCGTCGGCTTTGACGGCTGGCACCGGGCGCCTGTCCAAGACGCTCGGCAAGCTGTTCGTGGACGTCAACGGGGTGCATGTGGCAGTTGGCAGCGGCCTGACCGATGCGCTGCGGGATGAATTGTGGCAAACGCTAACCGAATCGCCACAAGATGTGCTTGGTCGTGTCATAGAGGTTGAGTACCATGAAAAAATGCCGAGTGGCTCGCTACGACACCCTCGTTTTGTTAAATTTCGAGATGTGCTGACTGGCGCACACGAGTAATCGCAACCTACTTCCGGAGTCAACATGAGCAACGTCGTTTCTTTCAGCACTTCCAAGAAGCAATCGGTCAAGCGCTGGTCTCCCCAGCCGTTTCAGTACTACTCCTTCGCAATGAAGGGCGCGATTGTCAACCCTGATGGTTCGCAGCAGCCGACCGTCTTCGTAACGCCGGCCAGTCACTACGAGGGCCTTGCCGACATTCCGACCTGGAATCTGATGTGGGCGTTCTACGACCCGCACGGCAAGGAGACGAACGACGACGGGGAGATCTCCTACTCGGCACTGAATCCGCGCGTGCCTGCCGTCGAACTTCTGACCAGAACGGTCATTGGCTCGAAGCAGGTGCGCGACTGGATGGTAACGCTCGGCCCGGTAGAGGTGATCGACATGATGCTCAAGCACTTCGGCAAGTCGCTCCCCTTTCCCGCACGTTCCGTAGAGGAACTGCGGGAGAGGGCTTATCAACGTGTGGCACACCTTGCCACGGAGGAAGCGTGACGAAAAGAATGCAGGTTAAGTTCGGCGAGCTCTCTCAAGAGATCGCCATCATCCACGGTATTTCAGAAGCTACCGTGGAGTTGATACTTAACGCGTACAGCGCGGCAGTGCGTAGGTTGGTGACCGAGGGTCTGATTGTTGAGATCGCTCGAGACCTACGCATTCAAGAGGAGGATTACTTTGACCCTCGGAACAACAAGCCGGGGAAGAGGGTGGTGGTGAATCACGAGCGCAGCAGGCTCCGCCGCCGCAAGGGTGCAACGACTCAAGAAATAGAAAAAGAACATGAGCGCACTGCCGAAAGAATCGAGAACCTCAATCGTGGAGACGGTCTATGAGCATTACGGCCTGCCGTTTCGTCCGTTCCCTGAGCAACAGGAAGCGATCGAGGATCTAGGAGAGCTTGACCGCATCGGCCTGTACGCAGAGCCGGGTTGCGGCAAGACGTTGATGAGTACGGTGATCGCCCTTTACAAGAAGTTGGGCGATCCGAAGGCAGCAACTGTGGTCGTCATGCCGCCCATCCTGCTCAGTAGTTGGTACAGGTGGCTGAAGAGGGTGGAAGGCGTAGGCAAGGTGGTGCTCTACAAAGGCACCCCCAAGGAGAGGGCAGGACTTGACCTTCGCGATGCCGATTGGATTCTGGTCTCGATGCAGATCTTCAAGAAGGACTTTTCCAGGCTCGAGACCGAGCTCAAAGACAGGCCACGCATCGGCATCGTGGACGAGGCGACGTCCATCAAGAACATCGGCAGCGACAACCACAAGAAGGTGCGTGACTTCTTTGCTGGCAACGCGCTGATGCTGCTGACGGGGACGCCTCTGTCCAATCCTGGCGATGTGTATGCCTACGTGAAGCTGATCTCGCCGATGATCTACAGGTCGCAGCGTCAGTTCTTCAACATCCACGTCGAAGAGCAGGACTTCTTCGGCAAGGTGACGAAGTGGCGGCGGCTCGATCTGATGAAGGAGAACCTGCTGACCAACTCGGTGCGTCTGTTGAAGGAACAGATGCTGAAGAACCTGAAGACGCCGATCTACGTGCCGATCTTCTACGAGTTGGACCCGTCGCACATGCGGCTGTATAGAAAGCTGATGGAGGATCAGCTTCTGGTGCTGGACAACGGGCAGAAGATTGATGCGACCTCTGCAGCGAGGCTGTATCACGCAGCCCAACAGATCGTCACCAATCTTGATACTTACTCTGGTGATCCGGACGCAAGGGCGAAAGCCTATGACGTGCTGGACAACACGATTGAAGAGCTTGGTATCGACAACGGCAGCGGCAACAAGCTGATCGTCTTCGGGCAGTACAAGCAGACCAATCGAAAACTTGTGAAGTACTTGAATCAGTACGGCGCCGTAGCGTGCTACTCCGAAGTGGCTCCTGGACAGCAGTCTAAAAACATAGACAAGTTCACGGACACCAAGGAGACCTCGGTTCTGGTAGCCCAACCCCTGTCAGCAGGGTATGGGCTCAATCTTCAGGAGGCTTGCCATAATGAACTTTTTCTGGAAACCCCGGTCGTTCCCTCTCACTTTCATCAAGCGGTGGCACGCATCTATCGCGAAGGCCAACCCAACACCCCAGTTATCCGAATCGCCATCGCAGAAGGTACCATCCAACAGCGCCTCTATCGACAACTCCTCGAGAAAGACGCGCTCGTCAACCAGGTACAGGTCGGGTTCAAAGACCTCAAGGAAGCGATCTATGGAGAGTAACCGACGTCCTTACCAGATGTCAGAAAAGGACAACCTTGCAGACCTCATCGCAAGGATGTCCCCAGACGATCGGCAGCTGTACGAAAGCTTCGGCCACGTCTGGACCGACGCTGCCTTCGTGAATCGGCGCTTCTTCGTCGTCAAGACGGCCGGCAAGCGGCGCGACGGGACGCCCAACCCGCCCGAGGTTCTAGGCTCGATCCGGGTCATCGATTTCCACTGCGATGCGAAAATCGGATCGACATGCACGCTGATGGATGACAAATCGAGTAGAACCTTGCAAGTCGGCTACGTGCCGGTTAAGCTGTTCCGCTTCCCGGTCTTCGTCTCGATCCCGGTCTATCAGGGCGTGAAGTGGGAGGCCAAGGAACAGGCGGACGGGCGGTACACCCGGTCCCTGGTCTGGGGGATCTGCTTCAAGCAGCAAAGCAGCATCAAGTTCTACAACCGGGATAACGTTTCGGTCCTCACACCCAATCAGTATCAACAGGCATTTGGAGACAGGCCACAGTACTGATTGCGCGAAGTGTCGAGCCATAACAATAAAAATGAAGGCTCTGCATGTACTTTTACTGGCAGAAAGAAGGCGGCCAAGACAAGTGGCAGCCGGGCTTGGCGTCATCACGCCAAGAGATCATTCAAAAGCACAGCCCACGATTTGTAACCGTCCTCGACCTTNCGCGCACGACCGAAGAATGCCCTCCTGAAGAACTAGACAAGATCAAGTACAGCGGCCCGTTCTACGCTGACTTCGATAGCGACACGCTGGCGCTGTCGATCACGCAACTGAACAGGTACCTCGACAAGCTGGAAAGCGCGGGTGTGTACATGCACTCGATACGCGTCTATGCAACCGGGGGTACGGGGATTTCATGTGGAAGTCCCTATGCCGAGCTTCCTGCCGAAGGTTCCGAAAGACGGGGTGGCGAACCTCCCCCGTGATCTACCGGGAGATGGCATACAAGCTGTACGTTGACACACTCGACTTGCGTGTCTACAGCGCGAAGCGCGGGCGGATGTGGCGCACGCCGAACGTGCAGCGAGAAAACGGGAAGTACAAGGTTCCCATCTCGCTCGGCGAAGCAAGGGGGTATGTCGGAGGAGCAGTACGCTGACCTCTGTTCGACGCCGAGAAACTACGGCGACGAGGTACCGCATCCGGACGAACCGCAGTTCAGCCACGACCTTGCCCTGATCTTCTCCGAGGCGATGATCAAGGTGTCGGATGCGGTCAAGCGCAAGAAGTCCACGAAGGCCGACCTCGAGCTCATCAAGAAGTTCAAGGGGCAGTTCCCGCCGACCATCAAGGCAATCCTCAACGGGGAGAAGCTCAACGACGATGCCGGCTGGAACCAGATCGCGATGCAGGTTGCGATCGTCGGCAACGCGCTGGGCAAGTCGCATGACGAGGTGGTGGAGCAGGCGCGGCAGCTGATCGACACGCATGCCGGGGATTCCGGGCGCTACGGCAATCCGACGCTGCGCGAGCGCGAGCTCCGCGCCCAGCTTGCCTACACGCTGGACAACCCCTGCTACGTCTACAGCGTCGGCGCGGTGAAGAAGCTGCTCGCCGAGGGCGAGTCTGCCCCCGACCTGGCCGGCATCACGTCCGAGAAGGCCGCGGCTGACTACGCGTCGACCAAGGCCACGATCGAGGCGGACGAGGACGACGATGACGACTTCACCGGGGGCGTGATCCTGGGTGCAAGCGGCATCCGGCAGCGCTCCGCGGAAGGGGAGATGAAGGTGCTCTCCCGCGTCGGCTTCGACAAGGTGACCAAGATCCTGTCCGTCGACGCGTCGCAGCCGGCAGGGTTCGAGGTCGACGTTTACTACCGCAACAAGCGCGTGATCAGGACGATGCTGACGCTCGATTCGCTATCCAGCAGATCGAAGCTGAACGCGTTCTGCGCTCAGATGACGGGAGGCACTTTTCAGGGGTCGGATAGCGCCGCCTCTTACGTACAGGAGTTACTTATGCTGAAGGCACGAAACCGAGAAGATGGGGGCGGGGAGGAGTTCCTCATCAGGCGTGAAGGCATCGACGTCATCAACTTCCCGGCGAACGTTGATGTTCCGGAGGTGGCGAGGAAGCCGTTCCCGGTGCTGGGCTCGCCGGTCGGCTGCGCAGTGCCGCAGGAGATCAGCGACGCCGGCCTGAAGTTCCGCTTCATGGGCGACCCGAATCCGGCGGGCTACTACAAGACCGACGTGATGATGGCCCCGGCGCTCGAGAACACCGACCTCGTGCGCGAGGTGCTGACCTCGATGATGGCCATGAACCGGGACATGACCATCGCGCCGATCCTCGGGTGGATGTGCGCGGCGCACGCCAGGATGTTCTACCACCTCCACCGCCGCCAATTCCCCCTGCTGGCCATCTCCGGGCAGGCCGGCGCGGGGAAGACGACGACCACGAAGGAGTTCCTGCACCTTCACTACTTCAAGCGCGAGCCGCAGCAGCTGCAGGCCGGCGGCTCGTCGGTGTACGGGATCACGAGCGCGATCCAGAGCTCGACCAGCATCCCGGCCTACATCGACGAGTACAAGCCGCGGGAGCTCCCCGCCGGCAGGCAGGGCCTGCTGCTGTCGATCTTCCGCGCCTGCTACGACAACGGCACCTTCACGAAGGGCGGCGCCAACCAGAGCTTGATGTCCAGCGGCCGGGAGGTCGTGGAGAATAGCTACTCGGCGCCCACGCTGTTCCTCGGCGAGGCGGTCGAGACGCAGACCGCGATCGTGGAGCGTTCGGTGCGCGTGCAGTTCGACGTCGGCGGCATCTACGGCCGCGACCGCGAGCTCACCTTCGTGCAGGACAACCACCACGTCCTGTCGTCGGTGGGCCGGCAGCTTGCCTGGCTGCTGCTCGGGGTCGACTTCGATCGCTTCTGCGAATCCTTCGACAAGGATCACGAGGAGGTGAAGAAGAAGATCGGCAACGGCAGCAACTACCGAATCGTCTACAACTACGGTGTGGCGCTGCACGGCCTGACGCTCTTCTCCAACGTGCTGCAGACGGTCGGCATCGATCTCGATAGCCGAATCGCCGATCTGCGCAACGCGCTGCTGATTCCGGAGACGGGCAAGGACTACAAGGCCAAGTCCGAAGCGGCGAAGGTCATGAGCTCTCTCGCGCTGATGTCCCTGATGGACGGGGAGCCGGAGAACGTCAGGCTGTTCGTCAACAAGGACTACACCTTCAGCGAGTCGGGCGGCATCGACCTGTTGGAGATCTCACTGCCGTTCGCTTTCGTCAAGTACGAAGAGTGGTGCAAGCGCAAGGGCAGGACGCCGCTGTATGACAACCAGGACGCGTTCATGTTGGCCATGAAGAATTTCCGGCCGTACTTCGACTCGGGCGCCAAACGGCTTGACGCGGCGCCCGGCGTGGTCCGGTTCCGGATCGATCAACTCGAAGAGGAGGGAGTGGACATGTTCAAACGGAAATAGGCTTGACACCTTGCAAGGGGATGTTTAATATCCCGCCACTCGCTCAAAGACTTGAGCGAGATTCCTCTGACAAACATCAAAATACTGAGGTACTGAAAATGGTTCTGAAAGCTGCTACCAAGTCCGCCGCCGCCCCCGCCGCCGCCCCCGAGTTCGAGAATCCGGACGACGAGGTGATGACCGCCGAGGCGCCGGCCGCCACGACTGCGCCGGCCCAGGCTGCCGGCAAGCCCGCTACCTCGACCGCGGTCGCCGCTCGCGCTTCCGGCGCGGTCGCCGTCCCGCCGAAACCGGTCAACCTCGCCGACTACGACATCTTCGGTCTGATGAAGGATCGCCTGCCCCCGATCGACTTCGGCGAGGGTGTGCGCCTGGTCGGCTCGAACGGCAACATCATGGATGGCGACAAGAAGATGCTCGGCACGAAGCTGACGCTCACGCTGCTGTCCTGGAACGACCGGTACGTGGTCAGCCCCGGCGAGAACGGTGCCGAGGCGAAGGAGCACGCCCGCTACTCGCTGGACGGCATCACCACCACGAAGGGCGAGGACGTCAAGGAGTACGTGGAGCACCTGCGCAAGGAGCTCGGCTACGACAAGGCCTCGGTCAAGACCTACGTGGATCTCTTCGGCATCCTCGAGGCGTCGGAGAAGGCGGTCGACTACGTGGGTGATGCGGTCGTCGTCTCGCTCGCTCCGGACAGCGTGAAGGCCTTCAACGGCTTCCGTCGCGACATTGTGGTGAAAGGCATGACCGGGCGCCTGCCGGCGATCGACCCTTCGATGGGCGTCAAGGTGAACGTCACCACTGAGGTGAAGTCGGGCAACGGCAACACCTGGACCCGCCTGCTCGTTTCGCTGGCTGAGTGATGACTAGGACGGGGACGGCGACGTCCCCGTCTTTCCTATTGGAGCCAGTAAATGACGAGACGCTACATCCTGGGGGACGTCGAGACGTCCGGATTGAGCGCAGAAGCAGGCGTGGTCGAGATCGCGTGGCTGGAGATCGACGAGAGCCTCAACGTGCTGGATGAACGGCACAGCCTGATCGATCCGCAGCATCCGATCGAACCGGGCGCATCTGGGGTGCATCACATCACTGATGACATGGTGGCTGACAGCCCCACGTTCGATGAGTATTTCGAGCACATCTACGGTGGGTGGATCGAAGGCGACATCATCTTGATTGCCCACAACTCTCCGTTCGACCGTCGCTTCTTCGCGCCGGCCTGCCGCAGCCTGAACGGCGAGATCGACACGCTTCGCCTTGCCCGCAAGCTGATTCCTGAAGCACAGAATCACAAGCTGCAGACGCTGCGCTACATGTTCAAGCTGGACGCCGGCACCGCGCACTCTGCGATGGGTGACGTGAAGGCGCTGTACAACCTGCTGACCCTGCTGCTGCAGAAAGCGGACGCATCGCTGGAAGATCTGATCAAAATCACCAACGAGCCGCTCTTCGTTCACACGATGCCCTTCGGCAAGCATCGCGGCAAGCCGATCACCGAAGTCCCGCGCGACTACTTCCAGTGGTTGATGAAGCAGGACAACGTGGATCCGGATCTGATGTACACGATGAAGAGGGTCATCGCCGAACTTTGATCCCGCTGTCTCCACAAGAAGAACAAGAACAGGAGATTGAAATGAGAATTGACGTTGGCGCCTATCCGGCGCTGGCCATGCGCACGTTGAAGCCGCGCGACTTCTTCGGCGACCTGGAGCATGCAGCACTTGGCATCGTCTCCGAAGTAGGCGAGATCAACGATCAGGTCAAGCGCCACATCATCTACGGCAAGCCGTTGGACAAGGTGAACATCGCCGAGGAGATCGGCGACGTCCTTTGGTATGTGGCGCTGCTCTGCACCCGCGCAGACATCCCCTTCATCTTCATCAACTACGACTTGGTGGAGAAGCCGCTTGCCCGTTGCGCCCTGCGCATGGCGGAGTACGCAGGGATGATCGCCTGCGAGGTGGAGGTGACGCGCAGCCGCGGTTCGTTCGTCAAGCCGACTCTACGCGACGCACGATCTGCTGCACGAGACTCAAGAGTATGGCCCATCTCGTCGGTTACAGCAGTCGAGGAGGTGATGTACCTGAACATACGCCAAGCTCGAGAAGCGGTACCCGAAGCAGTTCACCGAGCACGCAGCGCTGAACCGAGACCTTGCCGCAGAGCGCGAGGTGCTGGAGCGGCGGTGATGGGGCGGTCTCGCACCTTCAAGGTCGACATGGCGCTGTACACGGAAGCGAAAGCCCAACTCGATGAGTTGGGCTTTTCCGCAGGCGCCGTCCCTGACGGCCAGGTGGATGACCTCCCCCGGCCGAAGCTGTCGCTCGAGGCTGACCTCCAGGGTTTTGAGGGCATCGCTGCGCGGACCGGCGCCTACGCCAACGACCTCGAGCGCTTCGCTCGAGAATACGCCAAGGCGGAGATCCGCCTTGGCGAGGTGGAGATGGGCGAGCGGAGCAGCGGACGCCCCTCGAACTTGCTGTGGCGGGACGGGGACTACAAGGTCCGTCGCCGCATCAACGCGATCGTGGCGCCGATCGGCGAGGGCTACTACGACGTTCCTTGGGGAACGGTGGCCAGACCCTATCACTTCGCGGAGATGGCTTACATCGCCCATCAGTCCAACCCCGACGCGCTGACGCTCACAACAGGCAAGGGCACGTTCCTCGCGTGGAACCATGAGTTCACCTTCGGCGTCGACGCGCACCAGCCGGTACGGGCTGACGGCACGCGCCTGCCGGCGAGGATGGAGTTCGATCTCGATCGTTTCTGGCACGCATGGCGAAGCGCGGGGCAGTCAGTTCCGGAGCACCTCCCGACGTGGAAAGCGATCGCGCACTTCCTCTCCACAGTGGAGGTTCCAGATGCGTTGAAGCAGGCGCTGTGTCACTGCCGCTACCTTCTGCTTGATGAAGTTGAAGGGGCAAAGACGTGGACTAAAGAGATGGTGACGATAAAACCATCCCGCACTTCACAGCACCTGAAGACGCCGCTTAAAGAGAAGCTGTTGATTGTAGAAGCAGCGCTCTACAAGACGCAGCTTTTCATGGAGCCGCCGATCGTCATTGCCCGGATGCTGTGCCCGGCGGTGATCTCCTGGGCAGAGTACCAGGCTAGGTTCGGCAACATCAGGAAGGAGAAACCAAAGAAGTTTTTCAAGGTCACGGTAGACAAGTTCGTCGCGCAGTTAAAACAACTACAAGAAGAAATAGAACTGGAGATAGCGAATGATTCAGGCGAAGGTGATAGCTGACAGCGTTTCGGGGTTCGGAGCCCGCTTGACCACGCTGCAGTTGAGGTACCCCCGCTTCATTCATGCGGAGTTCATGACGCATAGGGTATTTTGTTTAGCTGGTGACGCTAGACTAGATTTTGATATGCCAGCCAAAAGTCATGGGCGTTCACGTCGCGTTCATTCTATGACCATCAGGGAGTTTGTTAACAAGTGGCTTGATGGTTCTGAAGAGCACCGCACCCCACGGCACAGCGGTAAATTTCTTTCTCTGCCGTCCAGGTCTTACTACACGGCTAAAGAGGTAGCCAATGAGCTAGGCCTTGCAAGCGCTAATAACCTTAACAATGCGTGCAGACTCGGAAAAGTGGCAGATGCTGAGAAGCAGGCTGGACAATGGGTAGCGCCTGCTGAGTCCTGGGAGGCCTATAGAAATAACAACGGTACACGCAGCTACTCGCTGAGGTCCAGACTTGCAGAGATGAATATTCGCCAGATCAACGAAGCAACAGGTGAAATTCAAACATCCAAAGTCGTTAACGTTCAAAGATCTGGTGTTAAACAGGTGTTTGAAGTCAGCACAACTAACTATAAAGTAGCAGGAAGCAAGGACCACCTTGTTTTTACGCAACGTGGGTGGGTTCGTATAGGTGATCTTGTTGTTGGTGAAGATCATCTGCGTACTTACAAATACGGGACAGGGGTAAAAAGCGACCCTTTCAGGAAGATTAACGGACGTTGGGTTAATCGCTGGAATCTTGAAGTACGTGATGACGTGGCGGCACGGCAAAACTATTTATGCGCTAACACGGGGGAGCCACTCACCTCTGATTTCCACATACATCACGTCCTGCCTAGACACCAGAGGCCAGACCTTGCTTTCGACATAAACAACGTTATCGCTGTTAATCCAGAGGCACATAAGCAGCTTCACGGAACCCAGGGGTGGCAGACAGGTGTTCCTCTACAGTCTGGACTAGAGGTAGTTACGTCGATTGTTCTACGCGGAGAAGAGGAAACGTTCGATTTGGAAATTGCCGGGGAGTTTCCTAACTTTTTTGCAAACGGAATCGTAGTTCATAACAGTAGGAACGCGTCGAGCAGCCGGGCGATCCCGGTCTGGAAGGTCGTGGATCAGGTGCGCGATGAGCCGGCGGCGCCGATCCACTGGGGACGCAACCAGTCGGGCATGCAGGCGCAGGCGCAGCTGGAGGATAAGCAGCGCGAGGAAGTCAAAGCGCTCTGGGGCATGGCCGCACGCACCGCGGCGCGTTACGCCGCCCAGATGGAAGACCTTGGCGCCCACAAGCAGATCGTGAACCGGATCCTCGAGCCCTTCACCTTCATCAGCGTGGTGGTGACGTCGACCGAGTGGGCGAACTTCATGGCGCTGCGGGCGCATCCGGACGCGCAGCCTGAGATCCAGGCGCTCGCCCTCGCGATGCGCAAAGCGATGGATCACTCGCAGCCGAAGATGCGTGGCGCCCGCGGCATGCTCAAGGACGCCTACGACTGGCACCTGCCCTACATCAAGAGCGAGGAGGTCGAGGAGTTCCACGATCGCCCGGTTTTCCTGGCCAAGCTCTCCGCGGCGCGGTGCGCCCGCGTCAGCTACAACAACCACGACGGCACGGCGCCCAGCATCGAGAACGACCTGAAGCTGTTCGAGCGCCTGGTCGGCAGCAAGCCGCTGCACGCCTCGCCCACCGAGCACCAGGCCTACCCGCTCGACAGCAGCGAAGAGTGGGTCAAGAACTTCAGAGGGTGGAAGCAGTTTCGTTCGATCGTTGAAACGTGGGACATCTGATGCAGACGAGAACAGGCTCCCTGACAGAGCAATTGCTGAACGTCGGGTCTGGATTCGTCATCAGTTCCCTCCTTCAGCAGTTCGTGATCACGCCGCTCTTTGATCTGGACACCTCGATCGCGCAGAACCTGGGCATCACCGTGATCTTCACGATTGTGTCGGTTGCACGAGGTTACTTTTGGAGGCGGTGCTTTAACCGCTTGACGCACAAAAACTACAAGAGGACGTCAAATGAAGAAACTGATTGGCTTGGCTGGTAAGGCTGGAGTCGGAAAAGACACCGCTGCCATCCACATCGAAACCACGCACCACTACAACCGGTACGCGTTTGCGATGCCGATCAAGTGGGCGCTTTCGGTGATGGGGTTCAAGCAGTCCGAGTACGACATCGACGGAATCAAGGATCGCGTGATCCCTGAATTCGGCGTGAGCTATCGCAAGCTTGCCCAGACGCTCGGTACCGAGTGGGGCAGGGCAGCGCACCCGGACTTCTGGCTGCTGCTTGCCAAGCGCCACTACCGCAACGGTCTGAAGCCGGGGCAGGTTGGCATGGTCGTTTCCGACGTGCGTTTCGAGAACGAGGCTGACTGGATCCGCGCCGCAGGCGGTCTGATGATCCACATCGACGGGCCGGCGCGGCGCGAAATCGCGAAGGACGGTAACAACCACGCTTCTGAGGTTGGCGTGGAGCGCAAGCAGGGCGACGTGATCGTCACCAACTACGGCGATATGTTCAACCTGTTTCAGCAGCTGGACAACGCGCTCGAGGTCTTTCATGCAGCACGGTGACGAGGCCGATCAGGCGCAGGATCAGATCGAGAAGTTCCAGGAGAGCGCAATTGCGAAGGCGCGGAAGGAAGCTAACCGGGTGGAGACGCACCCCGACTTCGACGGGGAGAACTGCCTGACGTGTGGCATCGAGATCCCCGAAGCTCGCCTGAAGATGGGGCGCATCCGCTGCGTGGACTGTCAAACGCAGCTGGAGAAACTACTGAAACGTGGAGGCTAGTATGAAGATCTTGTTCGATATGGCGAACGTCATGAAGCGTTCGCTCTTCGTCGGCAAGGATGCGGAGGGCAAGGGCGTCCCCGATCCTGAGAAGCCGGATAAGGAGGTGTGGGTCAACTCCTGGCAGTACGGCTTCGAGAACACGCTCACCCTGATGCGTTCGGCGCTGAACAAGTACGGCTACACCCCGAAGGACGTCGTGATGGTGTTCGAGGGAATGACGCCTACCGCGGTGCGGGCACGCAAGGTGGCCGGCTACAACAAGGGGCGCAGCAAGCGCCCGAACGAGGTCTACCAGGAGCTCGGCCGGCTGCGGGAGGAGATCGAGAAGTTCTTTCTCGAGCTTGGCGCTGCCTCGGTGACGCAGGATCTGGTCGAAGGTGACGACATCCTTGCCTACCTCGCTCGCAACAGCGAGGAGAACTGCTTCGTCTACAGCCATGACGGCGACCTCGTGCGGCTGGCCGGCGCCAACAAGTACGGCGCGATCGTCACGGTGGGCAACAACGACGACATCAACAGGAACCCGTTCGGCCCCTTCCCGACCGACCTGATCACGATCTACAAGGCGCTGGTCGGGGACGCCAACGACAACATCAAGGGTGCGCACGGGTTCGGCGATGCTGCATTCCTCAAGGTGGCGGCGCAGTACGGCATCGAGGTCTACTACCAGATCGAGGAACTGATCCGGACCAAAGAGGTCTACAAGCTGCAGGAAGATGTCGCTGACTGCAAGCCGCTCAAGAAGCTGGTCGACAATGAGCAGGCGGTCTACGACAGCTACGCGCTGGCGACGCTCTACGACGATCAGGTGAACACCGTCCAGAACCCGCTCAAGTGGAAGTACGGCATGGTGCGTGATCGTCGCCAGGGTGACGATGCGCAGTTCGCGCAGTGGTATGGGCGCCGCATGCTCGTGCATGCCGGAAACCGGCAGCAGGCGCTGGACCTGATCCGCGGCATCCGCACCCCGTTCGTCGCGCTCGACCTCGAGACCGACGTGAACGAGGAATCGGAGGAGTGGCTGGAGGCGAAGAAGAAGCGCGACACGGATGCCGCGAAGGTCGACGTCTTCGGTTCGCAACTGGTCTCCTGCGGCCTGACGCTCGGCCCGAACCTGCAGCACACCTTCTACCTGACGCACCGCCACGCCGAGGAGGAGGGGGTCACGCAGCTGTCGCGCGAGGAGTTCAAGGCGTTCATCGAGGAGGCCACGCGCGGCCGGCGCGTCGTCGCGCACAACGCGCAGGGCTTCGAGCTCCCCGTGCTCGGCCGCGAGTTCGGCATGGACTGGCTGGAGGAGCGCCTTGCCGATGTCGACTGCACGAAGATCCTGGCCTCCTACGTGGACGAGAACGGCTCGCTGGGCCTGAAGCCGAACGCGAAGCGCTGGCTGGGCTATGACCAGGAAACCTACGCCGAGGCGACCACGCTGGCCGGAAAGATGGAGCAGGATCCGGAAGATGAGGACGTTGTTTACTCCTCGCTGCCGAAGGGCGGCAAGCCGGTGCGTACCTACATCAAGGTTGTGAAGGCGGCGGTCTATGACAACAGCGGAGAGGAGCCTGTGCTTCTCGAACCTGAAGTCACCGAACTCTGGGAAGATCGGCAGTACAAGATGAGCGAGCTCACTGCCTCGCACATCTTCAATTACGGTACGGACGACACGATCGTCACGGCGGCGCTCTACAACCACTGGCAGTTCCGGGTGCAGCTGGAGCACGCGTGGAACGTCTACAGGGAAGTCGAGCAAAAGCCGATGTACCTGACGACGCACGCCTTTCTTGAAGGCGTGAACATCTCGCTGGAGGAGATGCTCGATCAGAAGGCCGAGGACGACGAGAAGGAAAAGAAGGCACGGGAGACGGTCGACGCCTACCTGATCGAGAAGGGATGGACCGGCACCGTCTGCCCCGAGTTCGCCCCGCCGATCGAGGCGTCGGACATCAAGCTTGCCTTCCAGATCGTGACGGGCCGCGAGCTCGACACGCGGGTGCGCACGCCGGCCAAGCTTGCCCGCCTGGTTGAGGCTGAGGGCGAGGATCTCCTCGCCAAGATGATCGACGCCGCGGTCGGAGGTGACGTCGACGGGCTGAACCGCCTCGTGGCCAGCCGATTCAGCGGCGCCCCGGACCTGAACATGGACTCGCCCAAGCAGATGCGGAACCTCATGTACGAGGTGATGGGGCTGCCGATTCGGGTGCGCAACAAGCCGACCCCGGAGATGCGCAAGAAGGGCATCCGCGAGGGCACGCCGAAGACCGACGAGCTCGCCATCAAGACCGCGCTGCACTACGACGCGGAGATCGCGCCGGCCGACGTGCTGAACGCGATGCTCGAGATCAAGACGGTCGAGACGCGGCACAAGCTCTACTACACGCCCTACCTGCTGATCAAGCACCCGCGTGATCAGAAGGTGCATGCGTCGGCCAACCAGTGCCAGACGGTGACGCGCCGCTACTCGTTCAGCGATCCGAACCTGCAGCAGATGCCGAAGAAGAAGGACAAGGGCAAGTTTCGGAGGGTGCTCAAGCCGCACGTCTCGAAGATCGACCCGGCGCGTCAAACGCTGATCGTGTCGCTTGACTTCAACGGCCAGGAGTTGCGCCTCGCTGCTGACTACAGCCAGGACGAGAACATGCTCGCCTGCTATGTCGGGGACAACCTGAAGGACATCCACTCGCTGACCGCCAGCGCGATCGCTCGGGAGAAGTGGGATGTCAGCATCTCCTACGAGGCATTCATTGGTTACCTGGAAGGGGACGACCCCGACCTGAAGGCGAAAGCGAAGTCGTTCCGTGACCTCGGCAAGACGGTCAACTTCGGCGAGCAGTACGGGGCGATGGCAGGCAAAGTCTCGCAGACGATGATGGTCAGCGAGGAAGACGCGCAGCTGTTCCTCGATGCGAAGAAGTCGATGTTCCCCGGCGTCGATGTTTGGAAGGAGAAGGTCGTCGCCGAGTCGAAAGAGCGCGGCTACGCCACGACGCGCCTCGGTGCGCGACGCCACCTTGCCGAACTGCTGCAGTCCGACGACTACATGGTCGCCAGCAAGGCCGAGCGGCAGGGGCCGAACTTCTGCATTCAGGGTTCCGGCGCTGAGATGACGAAGCTCGCGATGGGGCGGATGTGGGATCGCAAGTTGCACAAGAAGTACGACGCGCAGTTCGTGGCGCCGGTTCATGACGAGGTGGTGTGGTCGGTTGCTGTGTGCGACCTGATTCCGTTCATCAAAGAACTGCACTGGTGCATGACGCAACCCTACGCCGACATGAAGGTTCCGATCGTCTCTTCTATCAGCTTCGGCCCCAGCTTCGGGGAGCAGTTCGAGATCGGGGAGGAACCGACTGACGAGGCAATCAACGAGGGTCTCAAGCATTACGGCCTTCTGCTGGAGCAAGCCGCATAAGAAGTTGTCATGGCGGGGGGACCGCTGGTTACGTGGCCTAACCTCTGCGGGCGAAAGCCCACATCTCGAAACACTGCGCGGGGCAGTGAACGTATCAACCCCGCACCTTTCGCCAACAATAAAAACAAGAACAGGCGATGAAATACTTATCGGTTTGCAGCGGCATTGAAGCCGCAACTGTCGCGCTACATCCGGAGGACTTTGAACCCGTTGGCTTCAGTGAAGTCGACGGGTTTTGTCAAGCAGTACTCAGCTACCACTACCCGAGAGTGAAGAACTTCGGGGATCTCAATAACTATAAGAAGTGGGACGTCGATGTATTTCAAATGCTTATTGGAGGAACACCTTGCCAGGCTTTCTCCACTGCGGGATCAAGACAGGGAATGGATGACCCGCGTGGTCAACTGGCCCTCTCATATGTGGGACTTCTTGAACGCTACCGCCCACGATGGTTCATCTGGGAAAACGTTCCGGGTGTCCTCAGCAGTAATGGAGGACAGGACTTTGGCACCTTCCTCGGGGAAGTGGCTAGGGTCGGGTATCAGTGTGCGTGGCGAGTGTTGGACGCGCGATTCTTCGGCCTCGCCCAGAACCGCCGTCGAGTGTTCGTTGTTGGACACGTTAACGACTGGCGACGTGCCGCAGCAGTACTTTTTGACCAAGAGGGCTGCGGAGGGGATCCTTCGGCGGGCAGCGACCGGAGGTCACAAATTGCCACAGCGGCTGTTCGAGGCCTTGCAGACGCTCACGTCCAGTGGTGGGACGGAAACCAGCTGAGTCAGACCGCAGACGCCGTGCTCTACAAGAAGCAGGCGATGCCGGAAAAGAACAGGTTTCCTGCCGTCATGCACGGCGACCGGGTTCGCTACGTAATGCCGGTCGAGTGGGAAAGGCTGATGGGGTTTCCGGACAACTACACCAACATCCCGGTGAGGAACGGAGTAGCGCCCGACACGCAGAGGTACAAAGCGCTGGGCAACAGCTTCCCCGTTCCGATCATCAGATGGTTAGGGCAGCGCATCAAGATCGTTGACGACATCAGGAATACGTAATGGACAACAACAAGAATATCGGCCAGCGAGGCAAGAAAGCTGAAGCCGACGTGAGAAAGATCCTCGAGAGGTTGAAGTCGGAGAAGGTCGATTTCGACTATGAACGTAAGTACGATGCCCGCTCATCGATGGGGCGTATCCCTTCCCAGACTGGCGACTTCGGCTTCTTCACGCCCGCCTGCCACGGGATCATCGAGGTGAAGGAGGTCGCGCACGACTTTCGCCTGCCGCGGAAAAACCTAGGCAGTGAGCAGATCGCCAAGATGCACGTCCGGATGCTTGCCGGCGGCGCGATCGTGATGCTGATTTACCACTCGACAACGGGGGCGTGGCGATGCCCCGACTTCAGCCGCTTCCTGGTCCAGCGCGACGTTCCGTCGTGGGATCTGAGCGATGAACCAACCTTCGTCACCGCACGAGCGGCACTGGAGACGGTGCAGTACGGTGGCGATTACATCTTCAGGTGATGACATGCTGACCGTTCTCAACGACGTTCATATCGGAGTGCAGCGCAGCGCCGGCACGACGCCACGCTCGGCACTCGCGCTGCGAGACTACGTGATCGAGAGCTTCGCGAAGCTGGTCGATGAAGCTGGCGATTTGTGCATCCTCGGTGACCTGTTCGATCAGTACAGCATCCCGAACAGCGATCTGCTGATGACGATGCACATCCTGCAGCGGCACTGCGCAGCGGGCAAGAAGCTCTACCTGGTGGCGGGAAATCACGACCTGTCCAAGGACAGTAGCCGGATGTCGAGCTTCGAGCTCCTCGGCCGCATGATGGAGGCGTGGTTTCCGGAGCACGCCAAGCTGCTGATGCAGCCGACGATGCTAGAAGCCGGGGCCTATGTCATCCCTCACTGCGTCAATCAGGACCGCTTCAACGAAGCTCTATCGGAAGTCCCTGAAGGTACTAAGGTGCTACTTCTGCATGCGAACTACGACAATGTACATGCGGAGCACAGTGACGGAAGTTTAAATGTTACGGAGTCGGTTGCCTTAGGTCTGGTGAACCGAGGTATGACACTGGTTTTTGCACACGAACACCAGAATAGAACAGCTCTTAACGGAAGGGTAATAATAATTGGTAACCAGGTTCCTACGTCTGTTTCAGACTGCCTTGGTGCTAAAAAGAAATATATGCTAAGGATTTACGATGGCGAGACTTCTTTCAATTAATGTAGGTGACAAATACGGAAGTTTAACCGTAGTTAACCGTGTAGGCTCTAAGCGAGGAGCGGCGCTTTGGAAATGTCTGTGTGAATGTGGGAATCACGTAGAAGCTATGTCTTCCACCTTACGAGGAGGGCAGGTTAAGTCGTGCGGCTGCCTGCTTTCTAAAGGGAGGCCGGCAGACAGGTTAGTTGGTCAGCGTTTTAACAAGCTATTGGTTCTAGGGGATGTTGGGGCGTCTAAGTACGGAAGGCGCCTTCTATGCCTTTGCGACTGCGGAGTACAAAAAGAGATAACTGCTCATAATTTGACTTCTGGCAGGATTGTTTCCTGTGGGTGTGCTTTTTATGACTCTTCTGAAAAAAGGCGACTTAATAGGGATAAGCGTACATATCAGTCATGGAAGGGAATGCTAGCGCGTTGCTATAACAAGAAGCACCCAGGGTACATAAACTATGGGGCTCGAGGTATCACGGTATGCACTTCTTGGAAAGACTATGAATGCTTTTTAGAAGACATGGGGCTGCGCCCTCCAGGAAAATCACTTGACAGGGTGAGGAATGACGAAGGCTATTCCAAGGAAAACTGTAAGTGGTCTACGCCAGCGGAGCAGCAACGAAACACCAGAGTAAACCGCAAGTTTGCCTTTGAAGGGGCGGAACTTCCTGTTAGTGAGATAGCAGAGAAAGCCGGTATTCCGTACCACAGGGCCTGGACACGCTTAGTTAAGTACGGGTGGAGCGCAGAAGAATGCATAAAGGGGGAGCGAGTATGCAGTTCAAACTAGATGAAGTTTTGGACGTTAGCGCTGTCTTCGAGATGCGCGACTGGCGCGAGCTCGGCGCCCCGCCGATCGACGCCGACACGCGCTTCATTCGGGTGACCGGCGAGGCCAGCGCGAACGAAGCCGCGGACGTCGTGAGCGCGATCGCGAAGTACCGGGCCAAGTCGGACGCGTTCGTGATCACCAACGCGGTGAAGATCGCTGGCGCCGAAGGCGTCGACACGCTGCCCGAATCGCTCGAGTCCGCCAAGGCGTTCGACGTGCTGGGTGCGATCTTAGAAACGCTGGACGAGAAAGAGCGTGCGGTTGTGAAAACACTTATGGAGACCTGAAATGACGCTTGAAGACTACATCCATATGCGCCTTGTAGAAGTCAAAGCGATGAGAGAACACTGGTTGGAGTGCCACCAAGAGGACTCTGACAACTATCCGCTGGAGATGTCGGAAGAAGACTGGCACGAGCAGGAGATCGCTTTCATAGAGATGGAGTACGGCCGCGATGTTGAATAAGCTGACGCTCACCAATTTTCGCAAGCACGAGTCGCTCTCGCTGGATCTCCAGCAGGGAACGATCGTCATGCGAGCCGCCAACGAGGGCGGCAAGACGACGGTGATCGAGGCGATCGCCTATGCGCTGTTCGGCGCCCGCGCGTGCCGGCAGCCGCTGGAGGAGGTCGTGACGTGGGGCAAGCCGGCGGCGAGCCTTCGCGTCGAGCTCTCCTTCGTCGTCGACGGCGTAGCCTACACCGTCAAGCGGTCGAAGGCCGGGGCCGAACTTGCCTACGACGGTGGTACCGTCACCGGGCAGACCGAGGTGACCGGGTTCATCGAGCGACTGCTCGGGGCGCCGGCCGCGCTGGCGACGTCCCTCTGGTTCGCTAACCAGGGGACGATCCGCGGTGCGCTCGAGGCCGGGCCGAAAGCGACCGCGCAGCTGATCGAACAGCTTGCCGACTTCGGCATCGTGGACCGCCTCATCGACCTGATCCAGACCAAGCTCACCGTGGGCAACGTCAAGCCGTTCGAGGAGCGGGTGAAGCAGGCGCGAGATTACCTGGACGGGCTCACCTTCGACGGCGAGGAGCCGACCGCGGAGGAGGCGATCGCGCTGGAGGACGAGAAGCAACGGCTGGAGCTTCTGATCAAGAGCGCGGTCGAGGCGCGGGAAGCGTCCGAGAAGTACGACCGGGAGGTGTTCGGACCGCTGGTCGAGAAGCGGAAAGAGCGCGACGCGCTCGCCGAGCGGCAACGCCTGATGAACGATCAACGCGCCTCGTTCGTGAGCAGATTGGCCTGCATCGTCATCCCCGTGGAGTTCGATGAGGCCCGTCTCGTCGCGATGCGACGGGCGCACGAGGAGGAGCGTCAACGGCGGATCGAGGAGGCGGGCCGGCAGGCCGCGGCGCGGGAACTCGAGAAGATCAAGAAATCGCTCACCGAGAGCATGTGGGACGGGGACGCAGCCTCTTACAGCGCGTTTCAGAAGGAGCTTGCCGAGAAGTGGCAAGAAGTATCCCGCGGAGTGAGTGAGACCTCAGCACAGCTGACGCTACTGAAGGGGCAGAAGATCGCTCAGGGTGTGTGTGGAATGTGCGGCAAGGATCTCAGCGAAGTTCCGGAAGTCCTTGAGAAGAACCTCGCAATCGACAACGAGATCGCCTTTCAAAACCTGCAGTTGGAAGCACTGCGAAAGAAACAGCGCGAGATTGTCGAGCAGCAGGCCGCAGTTAAAGAAATTGATCATAGCAACGCGCTGATCACTGCCTTCCTGCAAAAGCATGGTCGTTACGCCGTTGTGAACAACAACAGCGTTCCGCCCGTAGTGCTCGTTAATCCGATGAAGGAGGGAGATCGGCCGGATTACGAGGGAGAAGTCAAGCGGCTGGAGGCGGAGAAGCAGGCATACCAAAGGACAGCCGGTCAGCGGCAGGTTCTGGAGATGCAGATTGCCGACATCGACAAGCAGTTGTCAGAGCTCGCCGCCTACCTCGCTACGTTGGACAAATCGTTGGAAGACTACGACGAGTACGCACGCGTAGCGGTGGACCTGACGAACGTCATGGTCGATCTCGCTGAGCAGGTGTCCGAATGGGAAGCTGCCTACACCGAGAAGCGAGACAGCTACTTCTTCCGCGTGAAGATGTTCGACAGTTACAAGAAGAACCTAGAAGCGGCGAAGCGGATGCTTGCCGAAGCGGAAAAGCAACTCGATGACGTGAATTTCAACAACACCCTGTTGAAGAAGATCAGGGCAAGTCGTCCGGTGATTGTGGACCGCCTCTGGCAGGTGGTGCTCTCCGCGGTCAGCTACTACTTCGGCCAGATGCGTGGCGCCGCGTCGGCGGTGACTCGAGCGGATGGCGGCTTCAAGGTCGACGGCCAGGCAGTCGAAGGCCTTTCCGGGTCCACGCTCGACATCCTCGGCCTGTCGATTCGCCTCGCGCTGCTGAAGACCTTCCTGCCGCGCTGCGACTTCCTGGTCCTGGACGAGCCGGCCGCGGCCTGCGATGACAACCGGGAAAGCGCCATGCTCGGAACGGTGGCGACGGCGCATTTCAATCAGGTGCTGCTGATTACACACAGCGACATTGCAGACGCTTACGCTAATCAACTTGTGACCCTATGAAGACCTTCAAGAAGAACGACACCTCCAGCATCGAGCAGATGATGCGCCCTGTCATCGCAGAAGCTGAGAGAAAGTTGTCCGAGCAAAGCATGCTGACGTTTCAGACCTTCTACGCAATCACGCTTCACGTCCTCGCAGAGGTACACCCCAAATACCTTCGCGAGGCGGCGGAGAAGGTGGAGATTCAGGCACGCATAAAGAAACGGCCAGTGTTCTAAACTGGCCGGTGTCCAACAATAAAAATAACAAGGGACATCATGAAGACAGGCGACGTACTGCTGCCGTTCACTTTGGTTTGCGGGAGAATGGGAATATCACCGCGCACCGGGTATAACCAGCTCAGTGACAAGCGGTTTCCGCTGAAGGTGGTGAAGATCAACCACCGGTCGTATGTTTTGCAGTCCGAGCTCGATTCCTACCTTTCCGGTCTTGCGGGCGCCGGCCCCGCGGAGAAACCTCGAAGGGGCCGTAGGCGCTCGCATCAATCAATCTAGCCGACTTTTTGGGCCAGTTTTTTGGCCAGTTTTTGAGCCGAAAGTACGAGGTAGTGTTCGTTCAACATGCGCAGGGAACTGTGCCCAAGAGCGAGCGCTACCTCGGTCGTATCATCACCTGCATCCAATCTTCTATTCGCTCGCTCGCGTCGAAGGTCGTGTATCCAGACCTTTTCATCCCCCTGCCGCTTTACGCGCGTCACACCAAGCACGATAGAACCCGCTATACGAAATCGGCCAGAACAGGTCGTCGTCATAATCGGATAGATCGTAGCTCCCTCCATTAGGCGCAGAGAAAACCTTCGGCAAGGTTTTCCTCATCTCACGCGCCGCACGCAGCAATTCCATCGCTCTAGGCGACAACGGAACCGCACGCTGCTTACTCCCCTTCCCAATTACGATCAGTACCCCGCCTTCCCAATCAACATCCCACTCGCGTACGGTGAGAGGTTCGGAGACACGCATGCCGGTCTCAAGCAGAAACTCGGCGAACGGCTGGTAGAAGGGGTTCACATGCTTGCCAAGCGCAGCATGGATCTCTTTCCACAGGCCTTCACGCACCCTGTTCTTGCGGCCGGGCGGATACCGGCGGGATGTCGACAT